CCGTGGAGTTTCGGCTGTTCCGCGCTTCTGTAAAGCCGGAGGAGATCGAGGGCTCCATTCGACTTGCTCGCGACTTCATGGTGGCTGGGCTCAGTGACATGGAATCTGCGGAAGATATCGTGAACGGCGGGAACTGTAAGTGGCCGCCCTTCTTTTACCACCACAACTCTTACGTTGGTTGGGAGAACACGAAGTGGCCCAAAGAGCGCGGCAAGAAAGTGCGGAGACTGATTCAATGCCCGTGAGCCTGCTGAGCATCGAGCGTATCAAGCGCGAGGATTTTGTCAAAGGCCCCCATACGGGGCCTGACCGTTTTGCGGGAACCTTCAAGGCGAAGGCTGACCTGCTGGACCTATGGCCTCACGCGTTGGGTATCACGGACGGAGATCGCGTTGCCGGGGCGATCGTGATCAAGGTGAACACCCGCGCGCCAGTCGCCAACTTGCAGTTGCTCCACACGTTCGCTGATTACCGTAAGCAGGGGATTGCGCGTCGGCTGGTGCTGCACGCTTACGCTCTGATCAGCGATCAGGCGAAGTACTTCCGGGTTTCTTCTGAGCACGACGCCCAGGATTTTTACCGCAAGCTTGGGCTGAAGTTTTGGGGTGAGCAAAAGAGCGGCTCGCTTCTCTGCGCTCACAAGATCACCTGTGCGGACCCGGCGAAGGGTGACTACCGGTTAGACGACACGTTGCGTATGATGCTGTATTCGCATAAACGAGGAACGCTCGTTAAGCGTTACGATTTCCCCCGCTGAAGGATTTCCGCATGTCCAAGAGGTATCGTGTCAGCGACATAACGTACTTTGGTGACCGGCTGATTGAGACACTGGACCTTGATCCAGTTTACTGTGCGCTAGTCGACGCGAAGCTCCCCAAAGATCAAATGTGCCGGCTCTTACTCGCGTACTTTTGCTTTTATCACTTAGGGGTGGCGGCATACATCAGCGAGCTTGAGGGCAATACCTTCTGGGAAGTTATGGAGATCGCGGCACGCAACAAGTTGTGCGACCCCGACGAGATCGACCCTGATTTGCCAGAGGGCAAGTGGCCCCGAGGCGCTGAGCGCCGGCACTTTCGGGGCGACAAGTGTGTTGAGGCGGTCAAGCAAATTAGGGAGTTCTCCAAAGACAAGCCGGGCTCGGGCGCAGAGCACGTGATCAGTCTGTGGACTGAGTTGGGACACGTCGTCACGCTAGAGGGCTTCATGAAGTCGGTTCAAGTCTTGCCGCTATTCGGGCCTTGGATTTCGTTCAAGGCAGCTGACGTATTAGAGCGGGTCATGTCAGTGCCAATCGATTTCCCGAACGATTTAACGCTTTTCTACAAAGAGCCCCGCGCCGCTCTCGACATGCTGAACATTTCGGCGGAGGAGGCTAATCGCCAGCTGCTGGCGCATTACAGCAAGATCGCCGCGCCGCCGCGCTGGAAAGCGCGTAACTGTAACATTCAAGAGGTGGAGACGGTTTGTTGTAAGTGGAAGTCCATGATCAACGGGCACTATTGGGTTGGCAAGGATATCCACGAGCTTAGGAGAGCGCTCAAGGGCTGGGGCAAGACGGCAGACAAGTTGCTGCGCGCTACCCCCAAGGAAGTCGAGATGGGGCTGTTCAAGTGATCGTCAATATCAGGGCTATGAATGGCGCGGGCAAAAGCACAATCGTTCGCAAGTTTTTCGCGCGTTGGCCCTATCAGGAGATTTATGGCTCGCTGGGCACGCGTCGACCAGAGGCGTATCGGGTGCGGATGCCAATGCGCAACATTTTTGTGATCGGGTCATACCATGCTGGAGCGACGACCGGCGGCGTCGATCAGATACACAAGGTGGAAGACACGATCTTTCTTCTGGACAAGTATCACGCTAAAGGCGGTCACGTGCTTTTTGAGGGCGCGATGATCAGCACGTATTATGGCGCGATCGGAGAATGGCTTGTCGCTCACAAGGACGAGGCGATTGCGGCCTACCTCAGCACGCCAGGAGAAGATTGTGTTGCCGGGTTGCGATCTCGCAACGGCGGTAAAGCTATGAGCCGTGCAAGACCCGAAGTGCGTATGCCCGAGGTGACGCGGACGTTGGAGCGTCTGAAGGCTGACGGGCTGCGTGTCGAGACGATCACGCGGGAAGATGGTTTCGACAAGATCGTGGGTTGGTTCAAGTGACTAACTGGCATCGAATGACCGATCAAATGCGCGTAGCGATGGGCTACGACGAGTTCGGTAACGCTCCTGACCTTTTAGCGCCGCAAGACGCGGAGGCGCTTCATGACGTTCCTAGGGCCGGAGGGGACGCTATCTGTTCACATTGTCTCTTGCCCTTTCGGCTGCACCCGGTTGTTCAGGGCGCGCTCTGGGCGACCCGCACCTGCAAAAATGGATTGGTGAAATTATGATCGTAAGTCTTCGCGGTACTAGTGGCTCTGGGAAGTCTACGATCGTACAGCAGTTAATCGGCGAGCGGGAGCCGATCTTTGAGTTAGGTCAGCTGGTGGGCCATCAGTGCCCTGGCTTTAGAGTTATTGGCCCTTACCCGGATGACTTTAAGCTCGCCGCAGGCGTTGACATCCTCAATCGCACTAGAAGAAGAAGAATTGAGCTTTTTGGTCAGATTGAGCGCTGGGCCTCAGTTGGTAATCTGATCTACGAAGGATTGCTGATCGCTAACGAGGTGGGGCGTACGGTCGAGCTTGCTAAGAAGTTTCCAACCACAATTATATTTCTGACGACACCTCTGGAAGTATGTTTGAAGCGCGTGAATTCTCGTCGTGCTAGGAAGACCTATAATAGCGGCTCTTTGTTCGGAGAAGCTGCTGCTGACCAGGTAAATCCTAAGAAGACAACGGAGAAGTTTTCGGAGTTACAGCGCGTGGCTTCTAGGCTGGTGGTGCAGGGTGTTGCTGTGGAGCGGCTAGACTGTGACGCGGCGCTGATTCGCTGTAGGGAGCTCTTGAAATGATCGTAATGTTGCGCGGCAATCACGGCTCCGGCAAGTCGACGGCGGTCAAGGCTGTGGTGGCCCGGTTCAAGGCACAGCCGGTTTTTGGTGTGCTCGGCTTCAAGGCCCCAGAGGCGTACCTTTGTGGCAGCAAAAGCACGCCGCACCTTTTCAACGTACTCGGGCCTTACGAAACGGACGCGACCTGCGGCTTCGACTACATGACGAAGTTAGGTGTCAAGGAAGCCGTCAAGTTCCTAGAGCGCTACAACGAGAAGGGTGACATGCTCTTCGAGAGCATCATGACGTCGGTGCGCATTCTTGAGCCGTCGATCGGCGTGTTCATCAAAGCCAACAAGGACAAAATCAAGATCGTCACGCTGACAACCACAATGGACGAGTGCGCGGCGGCGATCGAGGCGCGTCAGAAAAGGTCGATCGCTGGCACGCGTTGGAACGCCAAGCACCTCGCGGCCCAGCAACGTCAATTCGAGAACGTGACGCGGCAGTATGAGGAGAGGGGTTTCGATATGACGTACGTCAGTCGAGACGAGGCTCCGGTCAAGCTCATGTCGCTTTTGGCCCGGCCTCCGAGCAAGCCTCACAAGAAAGGCGAGTGGTGATGGATTACTTAAATTGGATCAGCGATCACGAGACGTTCATCTTCTCTGTGTTGGTTCTGGTCTGCCTGACCTACGCGGTTCCTGCAATCGTAGCTTCGCTCTCTCGCGCAATCTCGGAGATGAACAGTGCCGACGACGAATGAAAACATCGAGCCGCTCCTGTACTGGGTGCACGAGCGAGAGAAGATCAGGCTAGCCCGGCTCGCCGACGCTGGTGCGCCATGGACAGATGACCCAATTCTGACGACCTACCGGTTCTGTAACGTGCACCGGCGCGACGATCGGGTCAGCGCTTGGCTGCGTAAAAACGTGCTGACCGAAAAGAATATCAAGGCGGATTTGAGCAGCTTTCTGCTGTTCGCGGCGCTCTGTCGGTGGATCAACTGGCCCCCGACTATCCAGGCGATCTTGGACGCCAAGTTGTACCCTAGCAATAGGATCGACTTTGCCAAGACCGGCCGGCTTCTCGACAAGCTGTCCAAGACGCAGAAAGTCTGGACCGGCGCTTACATGATCCAAGCGCCCAAGGTGAAGGGAGCGAAGAAGGGCAAGTACATTGCCAGCACCGTCGTTGGCAAGAATCTCAAGGCCAATCTTCCCAATCTGTGCAGCTATTTCACTGAATTTCGCGGGGCTGAGCGCTCTTACAAGACGGTTTGGGATTTCCTGAAAGCGCAAGACGGCTACGGCTCCTTCATGGCGGGTCAGATTGCGGGCGATCTCACGTACACGTCGCTGCTTAAGTCGGCGGGCGATTTGAAGACCTGGGCTCCCATCGGGCCGGGGTCAGTGCGTGGGTTCAACCGCATGCTGGGCGTCTCGGGCGCTGACAGACGGGCGCTGTCGCGGCGACCTTCTGAGGAGCTCTGGCTCGAAAAGCTCGCGGAGTGGCGGCAGGCGATTATCGAGCGCATGGGCGCAGACTACGAAGACTTGACTGCGTTGGACGTTCAGAACTGTCTTTGCGAGGTCGACAAGTATCTCCGCGTCAAGTTGGAGCAAGGGCGGCCCCGCGCGAGATACAGCGCCCACCAGTACTGAGAGGCGCAAGTCATGTCACTGTCTGAGGGTGCTAAAGCATCGTTCACTCACGAGGATATCTACACCAATGCGCGCTTCGCCGGTCAGGTGGAGCGCTACCATACTTGGCCTGTGCTGCGCCGCGAATCAAATGGCGAGCACACTTGGCAAGTCATGCGGATTTGGTGGCAAATCTTTGGACCGCTAAATCCAGACGAGAGCACTTACGTGATCTGGCACGATGCGGGTGAGCTTTATACGGGCGACCTGCCCGGAATGATCAAGCGCGACGAGCCGTCATTGAAGCCACCGCTTGATCGGTTGGAGCGCCAGGCAATTACCAACATGGGTGGGCGCTACAACCCGGATGGCGTCGACGAGCGCACGCGGCTTCGGGCAAAGGCTTGCGACCTGATCGACGTTTGGGAGTTTGGTCATTCCGAGCTTGCCCAAGGTAATCGATTTGCTAGGCCGATTGTAGCGTTTGCTAGTGAGGGGCTTGCGGCTTTGTATGTGAAGCTTGCAGAGGCCGATGTCGCACTGATCGCGGCCTACCTTCATAAGCAGATGGAGTTTTACAAGCGATGAAGATCATCAATTCAACGTGCCCAGACGAGGCGCTCTTACATGGCATTGCGCTACTGACGAAGGAAGGAATCTTTGAGAAGACGCGCAATGGCGCGGCGCTCGTCATGCCTTATCCCGTGATGACGGTGAACAAGCGGCCGATGCAGCGCGTCTCTGTCAATCCGAAGCGAAACGCAAATCCATTCTTCCATCTGATGGAATCTCTGTGGATGCTCGCCGGGCGTAACGACAGTGATTTCCTCAACGAGTTCGTCGGCGACTTCGGTAAGCGCTACGCTGAGGAAGACGGGCATTTGCACGGCGCTTACGGCTTTCGTTGGCGGCGGCATTTCGATATCGAAGGCGGCGGTGAGAACGGCCCTGTGGATCAGCTGGGCACTGTGGTGCACATGCTGGTCGCAAACCCGGACGATCGTCGGGTTGTGATCTCCATGTGGGACCCAATGGCGGACCTCGCCGCCGACAAAAAAGATATTCCCTGTAACACGCACATCTATCCGCGTGTGCGCGGTGGAGACACTTATGATCACGCGTTTCTCGGTAACATCCCTGATCCGGCGGCTCCGCCACGGGTGTTGGACCTGACCGTTTGCTGCCGCTCTAACGACGCAGTTTGGGGCGCTCACGGCGCAAACGTCGTGCACTTTTCGGTGTTGCAGGAATACCTAGCGGCAAAGATCGGCGTCGGCGTTGGCACGCTTTACCAGCTGTCGAATAACTACCACGTCTACGAAGACGCTCTCAACAAGATTTGGCCAGCCAGCCCCGAGGGAACCGATTTTTATCGGCACCCCGTCACGCCAACTTCGATTGTCACGCACGCCTTCGGGATCGACGCTGACCTGGATAACTTTTTCGGCGCGGCTTGGCACTGTACCGTCTACGCCAACGAGTTTTTCAACAAGGTCGCGGTGCCCATGCGCAAGTCTTACAACCTCTGGCGACAGAAGGACACGCTGGGGGCGCGCAATGCGCTGGTCGACGCAATCGTTTGTGATTGGACGCTCGCGGCGGCGGCGTGGTACCAACGGGCGCTCGAAAAGCGGGGAGAACTCTGATGGCGGCGAATGACCGACAAGTCGGCGGCAATCACTACAAGAGCCCGTACGAGCATTGGGATTGGGTCCTAAAGATCGGTATGGGCTATCTTGAAGGCGTTGCAACCAAGTACATCGCGCGCTGGGACAAGGCACCGAAGCCGCTTCAAGACTTGCAGAAGTCGGGGCACTATATCGAGAAGACCTTGGAGCAAATCGCTGTCGCGCAGCGGCAGTACATCTTGCGCCCAGATCGGCATGTGATCGTAGCGGAGACTGAACGTTTCGCTGCGGCCAACGGTATAACCGGGGAGGCGTACTCGGCTCTAACGTCTCTCGCCCTGTGGTGCGAGGCGTCGGACTTGCAGTCTGCGAGGGCTGCGGTGGACCGACTGATTGCGTCAATCCCGGCGAAGCCGGTTCCTCTTGAAGATAGCAACAAGCACGCTGAGCGTACAGACAGGAATAACACATGACGTCAATCTCTCGGAAGGAAGCAATCGCGGCGCTGGAGCCGCTCAAAGCTGCGATTGCCGCAAGATCGGCGCTCCAAGAGTTGAGCCATATCTGGTTCGACGAGAAGTTCGTTTACGCCACAAACGGCGGCATGGGCATCAAGGTCAAGTTCGCCTCGCCGCTGAAGTGCGGCGTTCCGGGCACGCTGTTTCTCGGCCTTCTGAGCCAGACAGCCTCCGATACGCTGGAGTTCACGTTTGACGACGACGTGCTCAAGTTCAAGTCGGGGCGCTCCAGCGTCAAGCTCAACACGCTGCCCTTGGATCGCATGGTGTGGCGATACCCGTCGAAGCCCACTGGCAAGGCGCTCGCGACGATCAAGGTGAGCGACGTTTTCGTCAAAGCTCTGAAGCGGGTCATGGCGCTACGTCCGAGCCAGCCGAAGCGGATGGAGAACCACGCTGTCTGTATCTACGCTGTCGACGCGGAGATGGACCTCTACGTGACCGACAACAATTCGCTGCTGGTCGCGCCGGTCGCTGAGGCTTTGGGCGGCTCCGCTAAAAAGATCGCGCTCCCCCGGGAGGTCGCCGATCAGATCGCGTCGCAATGCAAGGACAGCCCCGAGTTGAAGATGTACGAGGACCACTTTGTGGTTCAAGCGTCTGACAAGGTCACGCTCTACTCTAACGTCTTCGACACGAGCGAGATGCTCGACCTTCCCGGCGTCGCCGACAATTTCACGAACGACAAGACCGCCCCGCCTTTTGCGGTCCCTGAAGGCTTTGCGGCAGCGCTGGAGCGGGCTGTCACGCTCGCCGGGGTCGAAGAGCCCCTCGTCACGTTGACGGCCTCCGGCAAGGCCCTGAAGCTCGCCGCGAAGTACAAGTTCGGCAAGATCGACGAAGAGTTTACGCTCCCCAAGGCCATTCCGAAAGCAACGATCACGCTGAGCGCGCGGCTGCTGCTGTCCATCAAGGGCGTCGACAAGCTGGCAATCGCTGACAAGTTCGCCAATATGCGCGACGCAGACGGATTTATGTATATCACGGCGGCACGCGACAGCGCGGCGGCGCGCGAGGCGGAAGAGACTAACCAGGAGAGCGAAGACGATGGCGACTAAGAAGGAAACGATCGAGGCGGCACTGCGCGGCGAAGGCTGTCTGGGCAAGGCGGCTGATGACGAGCCCGTGTTCGTGCTGCGTGCCCAGGACTGTCACGCGGCGGACCTTGTCGAGAAGTGGGCTATCTGGGCGAGCGTCGGCGTGCCTTCGATTGATTCGGAGGCGGCGGGTCACAAGATCAGCGAGGCGCGGCAGATCGCGGAACAAATGCGCCGCTGGCCAAAACACAAGCAACCGGATTGACGGGAACGACATGGGATTGCTCTTTGCTGACACGACCTCCGGTGGAGGTGACTTCAAGACCAAGGCCGAATCGGAGTGGTTACAGGGGATGGGCTGCAAAGCCTGTCCCCTAAACGTGACGCCCGGTAAGATCGACGCCACAGGCGTCGCACGGCCAGATGTTTACATTCTAGGCGAGGCCCCCGGGAAGACGGAGGAGGAAGAGCGCCGGCAATTTGTCGGCAAAGCCGGCGAGCTATTGCGTGACCTCATGCCCGAGGGGCTAGAGCGCGAGGTGCGCTGGAACAATACGATCAATTGTCACCCGCCGAAGAACCGGGACCCGTTGCCCCAGGAGATCAATTGCTGTCGCCCGCGCGTTATTAAAGATATCGAGGCGGCTCGGCCTACTCAGATATGGGGCTTTGGTAACGTGCCGCTGCAGTGGGTCAGCGGCTTCTCAGGCGTGCAGAATTGGCGTGGACGTCGCATGCCAGTCAAGATCGGCAACCATACCTGCTGGTACTACGTCTTCACGCACCCCTCTTTTCTAGCTCGCGTCGCGCGTAACAACGGGAAGGAGTTTGGTTCAGAAGACGAGCGCATGGCTTGGTTGGATATGCGCCGCGCTATTGCCGATCTTGAGTACGACGACACCCCCGTGGTGCACTCGCCGCAGATGGCGCGGGCCGGCGTCGAGTGTATCACCGATATCAACCAAATCATGAAGGCGTTGCAGTGGGCGTCGCGTGAGCCACATGTGGGTTGGGACTGGGAGACAAACCGAAAGCGTCCTTATGAAGAGGGCGCTAAAATTTTGTCCGCCGCTGTAGGCACGCTAGACAAAACGTACGCCTTCCCTGTGGAACACCCGGGCTCGGGCTACTCCAAAAAGCAAATCGCTGAGGTCAAGGAACTGATCCGGCGATTTTTCATTAGCGCGCCCTGTGTCAAGCGGGCGCACAATCTTGCTTTTGAGCTTGAGTGGGCTGGCTGGAATTTTGGTCAGGAGGTTGTCAGGGCGCAGCCGTGGATTGATACCGCGAACCTTGCCGTCGTGCTGGACGAGCGCAAGGGCGGCAAGATGAAGTCGGGGCCGCTGAGCCTGGAGTTTTTGGTCCAACAGTACTACGGGTTCAACATCAAGAAGTTGTCCAACGTCAATCGCGAGCGGCTGGAGTTCACGCCGCTGCCGACCGTGCTGCTGTACAACGGCATGGATGCGAAGTATCACGACGGTTTGGGCGACGAGCTTGAGGCGATAATCGAGCGCGAGGGGCTGCAGCTTGCCAGCAGGCTCGCCCAGCGCCGTGTTCCAACTGTCGTGCTGTCACAACTCAAAGGCGTTCCGGTCGATCAGGCTACCGTTATAGACCTGCAGAAGAAGTACGGTGACAAGGTCGAAGACGCGCTTGCGGTCATTAGGTCTCTTCAGGTTGTGAAGCGCTTCGAGCGAATCAAGGGAAGGGAATTCAATCCGCAATCGTCTAAGGATTTGCCCTACGTCTTCGACGAAATGCTGCGTTGCGAAGAGGTGTGGGTTCAGGACGGATGGAAGAAAGAGGAAAAGCTTTCGACCGACGAAACGGTGCTTGACGCGATCATTGAGAACCATGGCAAAGACAGTGACGCGGGTAAGCTTGCCAACGCTGTGAAAGAGTTGCGTGAGGCGTCTGGTACTAAGTCGAAGTACGTCGACGCGCTGCGGCTAGGTGACGAAGACAGTGTGATCTTCCCAGACGGATTGATGCACACCAACTTCAATACGTTCTTCGCGGAGACCGGGCGACTGTCGAGCGACAGCCCTAATCTGCAGAACTTTCCTAAGCGTGACGCTGACACTAAGGAAGTTCGCAAGAGCGTCAGGGCGGCCCCGGGCGATATCATTATGAGCTTCGACTACGGACAGATCGAGGCCCGCGTTATTGCGATGTTCACCAAAGACCCGGTGTTCGTAAAGGCGCTGTGGGAGCGGTTCGACGTGCACCAGGAGTGGGCTGAGCGGCTAGCTTACGCATATCCCTCGCGTGTCGGCGGTAAGAAGGTTCTTGCGGATTTCAAGGCCAAGACCAAAGACGGTCTAAAGGCGATGAAGGACTTTCGCACCGATATCAAAAACCAGTGGACGTTCCCGCTCTTCTTCGGAGCGCGTGACGAATCGGTCGCGGGCTATCTCAAGATGCCCGAAAACATCATCAAGCAGCAGGTCCGCGAGTTCTGGAAAATGTTTCCGGAGACCAAGGATTGGCAAGACGAGACGATCAGGTTCTACGAGGACCATGGCTACGTTGAGTGTCTGACTGGTCGGCGGCGTCGTGGGCCGCTTACTAAAAATCAGATCATCAACACGCCCGTTCAAGGCACAGCGGCAGAGATCGTGTTAGACGCTATGAGCCGCCTTTCCGAAAAGAAAGACCCGGAGATACAGCCCGAACTAAATATCCACGACGACTTGACGTTCATTCGTGTCAACAAGCGGCGTATGGATATTGTTGCTGAGAAGGTTATCGACGCAATGCTCAGCGTTCCCTTCGAGTGGGTGAATGTTCCGATCGTTGTGGAAATGAGCGTCGGACCTAACTGGTGTGACCTTGAGGAACTGAAGAACGAGAAGAAAGAAACGATCAGCGTTTACGCAAGCGACACATGGGATTTTGGAAAATGAGCGACGCGTTAATCAACAAGTACCGGCCGCAGACCTGGAAAGACGTTATCGGTCAGGAGAAGATCGCCGCTTCTATGGAGAACTCCATTAAGAAGCGTAAGAGCCAAGCCTATTTGCTTGTTGGACCGCCGGGTACGGGCAAGACGACGATGGCCCGGCTCGGGAAGGCGGAACTCAAAATCCGCAATGAAGATTGGCTCGATGTCGACGCCGCCACGAATACCGGCATCGAGGAGATGCGGCTCGTGATGAGCGACTTGCAGTACAAGCCGCTCGGCGGCAACGGCACGAAGGGCATCCTTGTCGACGAGTGTCACATGCTCAGCAAGCAAGCGATCACCTCGCTGCTCAAGACGCTAGAGGAACCACCGAAGTGGGTGTTCTGGTTCCTGTGCACGACCGACGAAAAGAAAATCCCCGCCGCGATCAAGACGCGGTGCGCGACGTACCATCTCAAGGAAATCAGAGGCGATGATCTTTTCCAGATGCTCGCTAACACTGACGAGGCGCGTGACCTTAAGGATGAGGTGCTGGACGTCTGCGTGGAGGAGGCCGGCGGTTCAGCGCGCCAGGCGCTGTCCAACCTTGCGGTCTGCCTGACCGCGAAGAACGCCGATGACGCGGCTGATCTCTTGCGATCAGCGTCCAAGTCGGCGGAGGCGATCGACCTTGCCCGGGCGCTGATGCAGGGCAAGGGCTGGCGCGACGTGAAGCCGATTTTGGTTGCGCTCAAGGATCAAGAGGTGAACCCCGAGAGCGTCCGGCACACGATCCGCGCTTATATGACGTCGGTCATCCTGGGCAAGGGTGGTAACGACAAGAACGCCTTCGGGGTTCTATCGGCTTTCTCGCAGCCGTTCAACAGCGGCGACGGTATTTCGCCCCTTGTCCTCGCTTGCGGCAAGATCGTGTTCGGAGACGACGATGTCCCGTTCTGAGGAGGCGCACCGTAAGTGGTGGAACGAACTGCCGACGTTCCCGATTACGTTATTTCAGGCAATGCGCCTCTATGAGTACTCGGCTACTGACCCTACAGGCGTCACGGTGGGTAAGACTTGGCGGCGTCACGATGGCTCTTTTGACCACATTTTTATTCGGCAGGGCGGTACGCCTCGCTGGGTGATTTGCCGTTACGAAGAGGCTCCTGACGAGATGCGTCGGGTTCGCAAGGAAGGCACCCTGAACGAGTACGCAATGGTGCCGGTCAAAATGTGCAAACGCGCTATGTATCGACCCGTGATCCGCGTTAGGGCGACTAGCGTTCGCGTCGACAATCAAGGGAGTATGTTACAGCATGCCTAGCAATCGAGAGCAATCGAGCCTTGACGAGATTCGCGCGAACCTGCGCATTGATCCTGACGACATGGATACAATGCTCGTTCAGCATGCGGAGTACTTCGATCAGATCGGCGAGCGCGTTGTCAACGCAGCTGACCTTGTCGCGACGCTGAAGGTGGAGCTTGAAAAGCTCACGGCGGAACTTGACCGTGACATTCGAGCGAACAACGCGCGCAACGAAACCAAGATGACTGAGACGCAGGTGGCGAATACGATTAAGTCCACGCCACGTCATGAGGCGGCGGCGCGGAAGCTCGCTGACGCCCAGCGTAACCTCAGTGCGTTATCGTCGCTCAAAGAGAGCTTTCAGCAGCGCTCTTACATGCTGCGCGAGCTTAACCAAAAGCAGATCGCGCGGATTTATACCGGCACGACAGAACGCGGTGGTGGCGGCGGTGCGGCACGGCGCGCGGCGATTGGTGATCGTAACCGGGCGGTTCTTGAAGACCGGGCCGCTGAGCGGCGGCGTAACGAGCGCGGGCAACCGGAGCGGTACCGCCCGGCTAGAAACGACGATGGCGATTGATGGAAGAGCTTCGGTTAGTTGCCCTCAGTGCAGTGGGCTTCACTGTAACGATCGGCGTGGTTTACGTTTGGGTGCGTGTAGGCAGTATCGCTCACTACCGTACCAAGGCTGAATACGAGCGACACAACACGCAACGGAGAACATGATGGCGGAGAGACGAGGCAGCGCACGAGATCGTGACCGCGACCGGGACGAGCGCGACGAACGAGATCGGGACGATAATCGCGGTGGCTCTCGCGGGCGCAGCCGTGACCGCGACGATCGCGATGACGACCGTGGGCGTGGCAGGGATCGAGACGACGACAGCCGAGACGATGACCGGGGCGGCGGCGGAGCGCGCTCACGCTTCAAATACCGTGAGCACTCCAAGGAGGAGGTCAGTCGGCGGGCCAAGCAGCAGTCAGCGCGGTATGACAGCTATATTGACGGTGACGTGACCTGGTTCAAGCCACGAGAGGGCGACAACACGGTTCGCATTATCCCGTGGCACAGCGCCGATGAGCGCTTCGACGAACTCACGAAGAAGTGGGGCACGCATTGGGGCATCGATATCATTTTCCACCAGGGCGTCGGTTCGGACAAAGGCAGCTACCTCTGTCTGGACAAGATGAAGGGCGAGCCCTGTCCGATTTGCGATGTGCAGCGCGAGGAGGATATCGAATCGCTCAAGCAGAAGGACCGCGTGCTGGTTTGGCTGATTGACCGGGATGACGAGAAGGCGGGGCCGAAGCTTTGGGCCATGCCGCTCGGCAACTCGCGTGATATTTCCAATGCCAGTGTCGTTAAGGGCTCTGGAGAATTGCTTGCGGTCGACGACCCTTTCGAGGGTTACGACGTGATGTTCACCCGCGAGGGAACGAAGCGCAACACGCGGTACAAGCAATTCGCGGTTGCTCGCAACCCTTCGCCTCTTCACCACAAGGGTGCAACCATGGACAAGTGGCTGGACTACGTGACTGAAGTGCCGTTGCCCGACATGCTCAAGTTCTACGACGCCGATTATCTCGACAAGGTGCTGCAGGGCCAGTCGGCGAGCGACGACGACGACGAGGGCGAGGAGCGCGGTGGCAAGGGCGGGCGTGATCGCGGTGAGGATAGGCCCGCGCGCCGTGGCCGTGATCGCGACGACGACAACAGCCGCGATGATAGGCGGCGCGATCGCGATGAAGACGACGGCGGTGGGCGATCGAGCCGGCGCAGCCGTGATGACGACAACAGCGATCGAGACGACGACCGAGGCAGAGACCGGGACCGCGACCGTGATGACGACAGCGGTGGACGCTCGGAAAGACGTCGTCCCAGCCGCGACGAAGACGACGCTGAGGGCGAGTTTACCCGCGAGGCTCGGAGGCCCCCCAGAGACGCGGAGGAAGACGGAGAGCGCGATCGAGACGACGACCGGGGCGGCGGCGGGGGCCGAAGCTCGCGGCGCGGCTCCAGGGAGCCGGAGAACGAGGGCGACAACGGCGGCGGTCGATCGAGCCGGCGCAGTCGTGACCGGGATGACGATTCGGGCGACAGTCGCGATGATAGCGGCGGTGGCAAGACGGAGCGTTATCGGGGACGTGGCTCGGAGGACGCTGGGAAAGACGGCGACCCCGACGATGACGGCGGCGCGGGCAAGCGTCTCCGTGAGGTCGGAACCCGGCGTAGCCGCAAGTAAGGTGAGAAGACGATGGTTGCGCGATATGTGCCCGGTCAGGGCGAGGCAGTAAGTTCCGAGCCGGAGACGCTTTTTCTGGATCGAAAGGAGCTCACGTTTCTCCATTCCGGGTGCACGTTGCTTGATTGCATCATCGCTGGGGCCAGTCACGGGAAGGGTGGCTGGCCTTTCAGTCGAATGGTGAATATCATCGGCGACAAATCGACCGGCAAGACACTGCTGGCTGAGGAAGCGATGGTTCTCTTTACGCGGCGCTTTCGCAAGAAGCCGCACTACCGGGAAACCGAGAGCGCCTTTGACAAGAGCTACTACGAATCGCTGGGCGGCGATCCAGCCATGATCGACTTCGGGCCGAACGGTAGTGACACCCACTGGAACGCTATCGAGCAGATCATTGACGACATGACGAAGCTCATGGATACGATTGAGGACGGCGTCAAGATCAAGGCCAAAAAGCTCAAGGAACAGCGCGCCAACAAGAAGAGAAAGCTGGGCGATATCGAGGGCGATCTTTGGAAGAAGCTTGACCCCGAAATGTACATCATTGATTCGCTGGATTCGCTAAGCTCGGAAGACGAGTTAAAGCGCAACATCCACGATGGCTCGTACAACCTCTCCAAGCAGAAGCTGTTTGGTGAGTTCATGCGCAAAGAGATTGGCCGCATTAAGAAGTGCAAGATACTCTTCATGATCATCTCGCAGACGCGTGACCGTATTGGCCCGATGATCAGGGGCAAGAAATATCGCCGGCATTGTGACAAGGTGCTGGACTTCTACGCGAGTGCCGTGATCTACCTGAGCGACCTTGGCAAGGTCAAGGAGACCAACAAGGGGATCACTCGGCCAGTCGCAATCAAGATCAAAGCTAAGGTCGAGAAGAACAAGGTTGCGATGCCCTTCCGTGAGTGCGTCTTCGAGTTGCGCTTCGGTTACGGAATCGACGACGAGTGGGCTTGCGTCGATTACCTCAAAGAGGTCAAGCGGCTCGGAGAGATGGGTTGGAAGGAGCCGCCTAAGACCCTCAAGGGCGTCGATATCGAGAAGCTCAAGCGGGTCACGGTCAAGGTGTGGCGGGATATCGAGACAATGTTTGTTCCTCCAAAAGGGAAGTACGCAGCATGACAGCGACGCACGACGGTGGGCACGCTTACCCCACGGCTTTCACTGAATCCGATAGCCCGGGCAGACTGAATTCGTTTGCCGGGCTGACGAAACGGGATTACTTCGCTGGCCAGGCGTTGATGGGTATAGTGGCGGGGCATCGTCAGCCGTATCGATACGACGACAGCGACACAGCGCGCTTAGCAGAGCGCTCTTACCAGATCGCTGATGCAATGCTGAAGGTGCGTGATGGCCAGTGATTACGATGCAAGGAAGGCCCTAGGCGAGGAGATCGCGGGTGTCAGTAATATCTTGGCAACGCTTGCTGCGGAGACGCGCAAGGCTGAGCAGCAAGCTGCCGAGGCGGCTCAGCACTACGACAGCATGGTCAAGCTCAAGGCGTTCGCGGAGCAGGAGCTCGCCCGCAAGCGCAAGATCATGCAGGAACTGATCGCGGCTGAGCAAAATGGTAAATAGTAAGCAAAAAGGCGCTGGCTTCGAGCGTGAGGTCTGTAAGGCGCTTTCTCAGTGGATGAGCGGCGGCCAGCGCAAGGATTTGTTCTGGCGATCAGCAATGAGCGGGGGCCGGGCGACGCTCGGCTTCCGTAAGGGTGAGAAGCATATCACGCAGGGCGGTGATATCAGCGCGATCGACCCGATGGGCGCTCCGCTGACTGATCGATACTGCATCGAGCTAAAGTTCTACCGTGATTTGAACCTCGCGGCGTTTTGGGTTGGACGTGGTACGCTCTTTGGGTTTTGGGAGCGCGCAAAAGTCGACGCCGAGAAGTATGGCAAGATGCCGATGCTGATCGCAAAGCAGAACTTGTTTCCGACGCTCTTGATTGTTCCGGTTGAATCGAGGTTCGCGTTTCCTAGTGTAGTGCGTTGGAGATCGTACCGACACGACGCTGCCGTAATGGCCTTCGACGACCTGATGCTGGCAGTCAAATATCCGGCGGCGCTGTTGTCTAAGGGGCGGTGATGGAGATCAATTACAAGCTGGTCTACGAGCTTCGCGAGGCCGAGCAGGCTATCTTCGCGGCGGAGCGCAAGGTCAGGGACGCAGAGATTCGCGTCGTCGAGGCTAAACGAGCTTACGAGGCCGCTTGCTACGAGGCTTCCGGGGCTCCGGCAGATAGCTTAGTGTTCTCGGGAACAGTATGTATGGCTAGGGGTATCTTGACGCACGTTTATTTGATCAAGGTGCACTCCTCCCATGGAAGCCCCGAGAACAAGTGCATCTTCTGCGGATGCGACAACTTCGATGGCGACTATTGATGACCCCCGACCAAATCAACGGGCTGTACGAGTTGGCGGGCGCAGGTGTTGTCACCGCGAGCGTTGTCAGGCTTTACCGTGACCGTAGGGTTATGGGGATCGACTGGCGTCAGCCGGCTTTCTTCACAAGTTGGGGTTTGTGGAATTTGTTCTACTACCCGAGCCTAGGTCAGTGGTATTCGTTTGCCGGCGACGCGTTGTTGGCGGTGGCTAACCTCGCTTGGGTGGCTCTG